CATAACTCTTAAAGAAGATACTACTTCTTATCAAGTTTATCAAAATGATTTCCCCGATCGTGACGAAGCTTTTTGGGAATATGTTACTAATAGTGAATTGAATACTCAACATGAAATTCAAACTATGCAACCTTATAAATTAGAAATATTACTAAAAGGACAGTACAGAATAGAACACGTAGATGAGTTATATGATATCATGGACAGCTATCAACAGAAGTTAGTCAAAACATATGCTAAACAAAATCTTGCAAATCAAATAATCGTTATTGCTGACGGTAGAATTATTGATGGTAATCACAGAGCGTTAGCAGCAGTAAAAAGTAAACAACCTATTAAGTTTATAAACTTAGACGATATTGAGGAATAAAAATGTTATCAGATGATTTAAAAGTATTATTAGCAAGTTGTTATGGCTTTGCTATAAAAGCCCAAAATTTTCATTGGAATGTAGAGGGACCAGACTTTCCCCAATATCACAAGTTTTTTGGGAAAATCTATGAAGATGTGTTTGACAATGCCATTGACCAAACAGCAGAATATGTAAGAACTTTGGGCAGTTACGCTCCCGGAAGCTTTACACGAATGGCAGAACTGTGTATAATAGAAGATCAGCTAAAGATACCCCGTGCCCAATTAATGATAGCTGAAATTTATCAAGACAATTTAAAACTTATTGATCTTTTGAATACTTGCTTCAAATCCGCAGAGCAAGAGAACAAACAAGGTATTATGAACTTTTTAGCTGAAAGACTAGATGCACATGAAAAATGGTCTTGGCAGTTAAACAGCACATTAAAAACAGATAGAGCATAAATACTAAATTAATAAAGGAACTTAATATGAAAATCCAAGAAGTTTTATTAGAAAACGCAGAACGCCCTTACGTGTGTGTTCATGTTAAAAAAGGTACGTATGAATGTACTGCTAGTTCAAGCTATGGCGCTGCTAAAAAAGCTGCTGAAAAGTGGGGCTTGAAGTCTACTGCTGGTATTGCTGTTTACTTAGCTGATGTTACGCACACTCCTACTAACGAAGCAAAAAACAGAGAAATTGACGATTGGGATGAAGACGAACCGGTTGCTGATGCCGATCAAGACAAAGTAAAGCACTTGGTTATGCAACTACGGTCAGCACTTGACGTTGATGGAAACTATGCTATTAGTTTTAAAGATGGCTCTAAAGCTAAATTACCGGTAGAAGATATTAACTTGTTTTTGCGCAAGTATGAAACAGTTATGCCGGCAAATAAAGAAACTATGCAAAATGTTGGTGGCCAAAACAAAGAAGGTTTTGATAAAATTGTTAAGTTCTTTAAGGGACAAGCAAGACCAAAATCACCTTATGATAATATGGCACCTAGCAAAAGTGGCGGCCCCACTTATTATAATTAATGAAAGTAGCAGACGTTGTACAACCATATAAAATGTACATTGCCCGGGTGTTTGTAAAGCAACCGGGTTATACTGGTAATATGGATGTTACTGTAACTGCGCAAAACTTGTTTATGGCTAGGCAATTAATGAAACAACAATATGGCATTACTGATGCTGTTATTGGTACGATTAAAGAAATGAAGTGAACATACCCAGGGACCGTTGGGGTTATGTGCGTGAGCTACTACGCGACTGAAGGATTCGCTACCCCATAAGTCAAAGTGTAGCACCAAATACTGAGTTATTATGAGAGCAAAAGAGTTTATTATAGAAAATACAGTTCAAGAAAATCCAGCATACGGTTTGCCTACCTTAGATAAACATAGATACAGTGTTCTAGATAAACTTGTAAAAAATGCTAAAAAAGAAAGAAATATAGCTAAAAAAGCAATACAAAGCTTGGATGAAGAAATTGATGATAACAAAGCTGCTGAAGTAGCTAAAGCAGTAGAATGGATTTGTAAAAAACTTAACATCACAAAAATACCCGCAATTGAACTAAGCATGGATACTGATGAAGCGCAAGGCAATCATCATACTGGTGGACACGTACCTGGATCAGGTAAGATTTGGATTTATGCTAAAAACAGAAACTTAGTAGATATTTTAAGAACTACCTTCCACGAACTAGTACATGTAAAACAACACGACCTAGATATGATTAAACCCGATTCAAGTTATCCGGGATCACCGATAGAAGCAATGGCTGACATGATGGCTGGCAAACTAATAAAAATATACGGTGCTGCCAACCCACATATCTTTGAATAATACCAATTAGATTGATAATTCAATAATTTAGACTATACTAACAGTCTAAGAAAAATTCTGTCCTACAGAATTCACACATATATACTACACAACAACAGGAGATCATATGTCAAACGGTAGAGTATTTAATCAAGACGAAAAAACTAAATTGACCCAGATTATAAATGAGGGTCTTTCAGTATTAAATGAGATAGAAACGCTTAACGGCGGATTATCGGATACGATAAAAGCTATTGCAGAAGAGCTAGATATCAAGCCATCCGTACTAAAACGGGCAGTAAAGACTGCATACAAGTCATCACTTACACAAACTAATCAAGATCATGAAGATTTAAACACGATTCTGGAGACTGTTGGCAGGGTCCAGTAATATGTATGTTGATGCAATCAATGATGCAAAAAATGATCGCATACATGTGATAGAAAGAACTTCTGATGGCACTAGAAGCTATCAGGAGTTCCCTGCTAACTATGTATTTTATTATCCCGACTCTAAAGGCAAGTATCGTTCTATCTATCGTGACTCTTTAAGTAGGTTTTCTACTAGAAAGAAAAGCGAATTTGAAAAAGAAAAGCGTATACACTCGGGTAAGAAGTTATTTGAAAGCGATGTTAACACTGTTTTTAGATGTTTATCTGACAACTATTTAGGTGTAGAAGCTCCAAAACTTCACACAGCGTTTTTTGACATTGAGGTTGATTTTTCCCCAGAACGCGGATACGCGCCTACTAGTGATCCTTTTAGTCCAGTGACAGCAATTGCATTGTACTTGGATTGGTTAGATCAACTTATATGTTTGGCTATTCCACCTAAACACATAACAGACGAAACAGCACAAGAGCTAGTAGCAGAATTTCCAAACACTTTTTTGTTTCGTAGTGAAATAGAAATGTTTGAAACTTTCTTTCAAATAATTGAAGATGCTGATGTGTTAACAGGATGGAACTCAGAAGGATTTGATATTCCATATATAGTAAACAGAGTAACTAAGATCATGAGTAAAGATGATACTAGAAAGTTCTGTTTAATGGGGCAATTACCTAAACCAAGAACTTACGAACGATTTGGTAAAGAAGAACAAACATATGACTTAGTAGGTAGAATTCATATGGACTATCTTCAGTTGTATAAAAAGTACAACTATGAATCCAGACACAGTTACTCGTTAGATGCTATCGGGGAAATGGAAGTTGGTGAAACAAAAACTCCATATGAAGGCACACTAGATCAACTATACAATCGTGACTTCAAAGAATTCATTAGATATAACCGCCAAGACACTATGCTTGTAGTAAAGATTCACAACAAGCTAAAATTCTTAGAGTTGGCTAATCAACTAGCACACGAAAATACAGTATTGTTACCAACAGTAATGGGTTCAGTAGCTATGATTGAAATGGCTATCTATAATGAAGCACATGCTAGAGGTCTTATCGTGCCAGATAAGCAAAGAGGTCATTCAGGCGAAATGGCTGCTGCTGGTGCTTATGTTGCCCAACCAAAGAAAGGATTGCATTACTGGGTGGGAGCTATAGATATTAACTCACTGTATCCTTCAACAATTCGTGCTTTGAACATGGCCCCAGAAACAATTGTAGGGCAAATTAGACAAACACATACTGAAAAGTTCTTACACGATAGAGCAATGGAACTAGCTAAAGAAAAGCGAAACTATGACGAAGATGATGAACTTGACATGAGTTCATTGCTTTGGGAAGGATTGTTTGGTTCACTAGAATATACTTCAGTAATGAATCAAGAACGCGGCACAATGCTTATTGTTGACTTTGAAGATGGTAGATCACAAGAAATGTCTGCTGCTGAAATATGGAAAATGATTTTTGATTCACACAGTCCGTATATGTTATCAGCTAATGGTACTATATTTAGAAGTGATCAAGAAGGTGTTATTCCCGGTCTACTTACTCGTTGGTATGCTGAACGTAAAGACTTGCAGAAAAAACTAAAAGAAGCTACTACTGAAACAGATAAAGAGTATTATGACAAGCGACAGTTGGTAAGAAAGATTTTGCTTAACTCTGCTTATGGTGCACTCTTAAATGAACACTGTAGGTTCTATGACAAACGATTGGGTCAGTCAGTTACTTTAACTGGTAGACAAATTGTTAAGCACATGAATTCTCAGATCAATGAGATTATAACAGGTGCTTACAATCATGAAGGCGAATCTATGATATACTCTGATACCGACTCAGGTTATTTTTCAGCTTGGCCTATTATTGAGCAAGAAGTTAACGCAGGTAAGATGGAATGGAACAAAGAACTAGTTGTCCAATTATATGATAATATTGCTGATCAAGTTAACGATAGCTTTCCCGGGTTCATGGAACGTGCATGTCATTGTCCAAGAAAGAACGGTGCTATCATTAAAGGTGGCAGAGAAATCATAGGTGACGTGGGCTTGTTTATCAAGAAAAAGCGTTATGCGGTAAATATCTATGACAAAGAAGGCAAGCGTAAAGACGTAAATGGTAAAACGGGTGATATTAAAGCTATGGGTCTTGAACTAAAAAGATCAGATACGCCTAAATATATTCAAAAGTTTTTACTAGACGTTCTTACTATGGTTCTAAGCAATAAGTCCAAAGAAGATATTATAGAACGTATCAAAGATTTTAAGCGAGAACTATCCGAACAGCCTAGTTGGACTAAGGGTTCTCCTAAGTCAGTAAACAAGCTTACTTTTTACGGCGAACTAGAAGCTAGAAGTAAAAAAGGTAAGGCTACTATGCCGGGGCATGTTCGTGCAGCTATCAATTGGAACTTTCTTAAAAAGGCACATAGCGACAATTATTCTATGACTATTTTAGATGGTATGAAAGTTGTTGTGTGTAAGCTTAAAACCAATCCGTTAGGATTCACTTCCATTGCTTATCCTACAGATGAGCTTAGACTTCCAGATTGGTTCAAACAATTACCGTTTGATGACTCATTAATGGAAACTACACTAGTAGATAAAAAGATTGAAAACCTATTAGGTGTACTAAACTGGGACTTGAAAAGTAACACAGACACAAATACTACATTTGATAGTTTGTTTTCTTTTGGTTGAACGAACAGTTGACAAACGCAATAAAATCCTATATTATACATAATAGAAATACCTAAATAATTTCATACAAGAGGAAATAAAATGAAAGATTTTTTACAAGATTTGATCCAGCATACACATGGCTTGGGAGTAGTGGAGTTAGTAAAAGTAACAGGCACTGATCAAGTTACTAAGATCGAAGCAATGGCAGAAGATAAGACCGTTATTATCAGTGGCACTTTTAAGCATCCAATCGCTGATGCTATTGGTACTTTTGGTATGCCCAATCTAGGCAAGCTTAAAACTATTTTAGGTTTTGAAGCTGAGTATGACGAAAATGCTTCTATCAGTGTTGTTAGAGAAACAAGAGATAGTGAAGACGTTCCTACTACTATTCACTTTGCTACAAAGAATAACGACTTTGTAAATGATTACAGACTTATGTCTAAAGAAATTGTAGAAAGCAAAGTAAAAACTGTTACATTTAAGGGTGCAGCTTGGAACGTAGAATTTGAACCCACAGTAGCTGGTATTATGCGTTTGAAAATGCAAGCTTCTGCTAACAGTGAAGAAGTAACGTTTTCAACTAAAACAGAAAGCGGAAACTTGAAAATTTATTTTGGTGATCCTTCTACTCACTCAGGTAACTTTGTGTTTCATGCAGGTGTAACTGGTACTATGACCAAAGCTTGGCAATGGCCTGTAAAAGTGTTTCTTTCTATCATGGACTTGCCCGGCGATAAAACAGTTAAAATCTCTGATCAGGGTGCTGCTGAAATCACAGTAGATTCAGGCTTAGCTGTGTACTCTTACATTCTTCCTGCAATGTCAAAATGATTACAAAGATAGCAACAGGTTTGGGATTATTAAGTACTGGCGGCTCTTCAGGGCCGTATGTAAGTTTGAATAATCATAGTGCTGGCATGGTTAGATATAACGGGACAGATATGGAAGTTTACGATGGTTCGTCTTGGTATAAAATATCATCTACAGTTAATATAGATATTGACTATAACACACGAATGATTACGGACTGGGCCAGTAAAAAAATGGCAGAAGAAAAAGCAATAGAAAAATTAAAAGACAATCCCACTTTTGCTGATCTTTTAAAACAAAAAGCTGATATTGAAGAAAAGATACAGATAGTAAAAATACTACTAAAGGACAATAATGGATCAGATCCAGCATAATCTTACTAACGCACACAATCCAGAATGGGCACTGTTCTTACCGGCAGTGTCTTCATTCTTTATCGCAGGATTAGGCAAACAACGAGAAGGTGAGCAGTACTTTGATGCTGCTAGAATTCCTCAAGGGTTTAATGGTGACGTAGAACCACTTAACTTCTTGAACTCTACTCAGGGTTTGTACAAGTACAAATGGGGCTTGTATTCTGCAGGTCACGCTAATCTAGACATTACTAAAGATGATCCAAGTGAGTCAATTATCAGAAAGCGTGAAAAGGGTACTTTCATGTTAGGCGACTCAGGTGGATTTCAGATTATGAAGGGGCAATGGCCAGCTGATTGGAAAGATCCTAACTGTCCTAAAGCTATGAAGCAGCGTCAACTAGTACTAAAATGGATGGATACTTATATGGACTATGGTATGTGTCTTGACGTTCCTACTCAAACTCTTAGAAACAAACACTTACTTGACAAGCACGGTATTTCTACAATAGAACAAGCTGTTGCAGCTACTCATATCAACAATGAGTATTTTATCAATAACAGAACAGGCGAATGTAAGTTATTAAACGTACTTCAAGGATTAACTCATACTCAAAGTGATGAATGGTATGCTGAAATGAAAAAGTACTGTGATCCAAAAGTATATCCAACTAATCACTTTAACGGTTGGGCGTTTGGTGGTCAGAATAAAATTGACATTCACTTGATGCTCAAACGTATAGTAAACATGATTTACGATGGATTACTAGAAACAGGTAAACACGATCTTATTCACTGTTTGGGTACTAGTATCTTAGAGTATGCGGTTCTGTTTACTGACATTCAACGTGCAGTTAGAAAGTATCACAATCCAAACTTGCAAATTACATTTGACTGTGCTAGCCCGTTTTTCGCAGCAGCAAAAGGTTTGGTTTACTTTAATAATTCTATTGAACATGATAAGAAATGGTCCTATTCAATGGAAAAAACTGCTGAAAATAAAAACTATGATACAGATAATAGAAAGTTTAGTGACGCAGTTTTAGCTGACGGCATCCATAAAATATTTACTGATTCTCCTGTAACTGATAAAATGCTTATTAAGGACTTGTGTTATAGGGGTCATGGCTTTTTGGGACAGCATGGTAAAGAAACTAAAACAAGTTGGGATACTTTGAGTTATACACTAGTTCAAGCCCATAATGTGTATCAACACATCTATGCTGTTCAAGAAGCTAATCGTAGGTACGAGCAGGGCATTATGCCAAAAATGATTATGAACAAGTTTGAACCCAAACACTTTAATGACATCGTAGATGAAATCTTTAGTAAAAAAACTAGACAAGAAAGTTTAGATACTATTGAACAGTATAACAAGTTTTGGATGCAAATGCAGTCAGGAAGTCAGGGCTTTTCTGGTAAGAAAGCAGTAAACAACATGACTACACTTACGGATAATTTTGAGGGTGATGACCTTCATGATAAAATGGTAATAGATAAGTTAGAAAAGAAAGTATTACCGCAGTGGGGTAATCCTGATTTATTTAGTATTAGTTAACAAGAGAAAAGATATGAATAAAAGTAGAATTCAGTTTGTGCGAGAAAATATTAACCGTCTTACTACTCTGATACAAGCAGCTATGAAAGACGAGAATTACAATAAACAAAAACTTGTTGAAATGCAAAAGCAAAAAAATGAGTACTCTTTGGAACTGTCTAGACTTATAAAAGAAGAATGGGAAGAAACTCATGAACGATTGGATTACGGTGATGATAGATGAGTGCAGTTAATCAAAGAGAAATAGCTATGATAGAACAAAGAAATCAAATCAAAAATAAGGCTACTCGTATGATTTGGGTAACTTTTCAAAAGGAAGGTATTCATTGTTATCCTGATGCTAGCACTGATCCTAATCTAAAAACTAAAGATGAGTATGATGTTAGCTTTTTAGGTTGGCCTCATAGACATATTTTCTACTTTAAGGTAGCTATTCAAGTTTTCCATAATGACCGAGATATTGAATTTATCCAATTCAAACGCTGGTTAGAAAATCAGTATAAGAATAGTGTTTTGGAACTTAATCATAAAAGTTGCGAAATGATTGCTGATGATTTGTACGAAGTAATTGCAACTCGTTATTCTGGGAGAAAAATAGTAATCTCTGTTGCCGAAGATAATGAAAACGGTTGTGAAATAGAATATAATTGCTTAACACGATGAGAATAAGTGTATAAAATTTTCTCAAACAACTTAACTTTAACCTTAATTACTTATTGGAGTAATTTTATTTATGTCACGTTCAACTAACAATATTAAACCTAATCCGCGTACTCAGAAAGTTTTTGATGATTTGGATAAATATAGAAATTTCTGTAGAGAGTATGGGTACCGGTTTGATGAAGCTGACTTGTACAGCAATCGTAGCTATGTCTGGCGTCAATACGGCAAGCTACTAACTGGCAAGGAAGTAAAAGATCAGTGGGCTCAGCAACTTGAAAGACTTTCGGGATCACGATAAAATCTAAAAAGAATGGGCTTTCAAGCCCATTCTTTACTAATAAAGAGGATAGAATGCAAAAACTGTTTTACATGGGGCTTGAAAGTTACGAAGCAAGGTACACACTTCAATTAACTGAATGGAACAAGCGAGTATTTGATCATAGAAGGATGAAAGTAGTTTATGTTCCGGGCGAAACTCTTGATGACTCTAACCAAATTGTAGTAGGTCAAGTTTTAGATGCACACGGACGTAGTTACTTTGCTATGAGTCAAATGATGAACTTGGTTCGTATGATGCAGCAGGGTGAAGTAACAAATGAAGACGTAATTTACTTTGAAGATATGTTTCAGCCCGGTTTTGAAAGCTTGGGATATATTATCACTCAAGTGCCAGAAAATCTAAGACCTCGTATCTTTGTTCGCTGTTTAGCACAAACTATTGATCCAGATGACTTTGTTCATGTTTGGGGTATGCAAAAGTGGATGAGCGAATACGAACAAATGGTCAACACTATTGTTTCTATTTCTAAAGGTGCTGTATTAGCATCAAACGAAGAAATGGTAGCACACATGAAAGTAGCAGGATGGACTGCAAACATTTACAACGTATCTGGTTTAGCATTTAATAAGCAAGAAGTTAGAGAACGTGTAGATCATAACCTAATCTTATTCAATAAACGCAAAATGCGCGTATGCTTTTCTTCACGTTGGGATCAAGAAAAGAATCCAGACTTTTATCTTCAGTTAATCAAAGAATGGTATGCTAAATATCCCAAAGAAATGTTTGGTGAAATAGAATTTTCTATATTTACAGGCTCAACGTTGCGTAGTAACAAACAAGAATTTGTTGATATGGCTAGAGCTATGCAAGAAGAAAAGTTGCTTACGATTTATGAAAACTTGTCTAAAAATGAGTACTATCGTTTACTCACAGACTCTAGAGTTTTAGTTAATACTGCACTACAAGATTGGACTAGTAATACTGTAAGTGAAGCTGACGCACTAGGATGTAATGTCTTATTCCCTGCGTATCGTTCTTTCCCTGAAGTATTTGCTAACGATCATGAAAGAATGTATGTGCCCTGGTCTATAGAAGATATGATCAGCAAACTAGAATCTTTGTTGGATAAACCTCATAAAAACATGGGCAAAATCAGTGATTGGACAGACAAAACTGTTGATAGAATTTGTGACATCATAGAAGGCAAAGGCGAGCAATGGTTACGTATGTCTACAGATTATAGAAAACACACAAAGGAAAACAAGTACTAATATGCGTATTGAAAATGAAGTAAAACTAGATTTCAGTGATGTTCTAATCCGTCCAAAAAGATCAACACTGTCTAGCAGAAAAGAAGTAAGTTTGGAAAGAACTTATCAGTTCAAGCACAGTAACGCAAATTGGACTGGTGTGCCTATCCTAGCTGCAAACATGGATGGTGTTGGTACTTTTGACATAGCAGTTGCGCTTGCTGGATATAATATGATTACTTGCTTAGTTAAAAGTTATTCTTTAGAAGATTTGGAAGATAATTTTTCAAAATTCTTTTCTTACAATACTGCTATCAGTACTGGTACTAGTGATCGTGACTTTACAAAGTTACAAAGTATTCTTTATAAGTATCCTGACATGATACAGTTTATTTGTATTGATATAGCTAACGGATATTCAGAACACTTTGGTGAGTTTGTTGCTAAAGTTAGAAAATTATGTCCAACTAAAACTATTATTGCAGGTAATGTAGTTACCGCAGATATGACACAGGAGTTAATTTTACGTGGAGCAGACATTGTTAAAGTGGGTATTGGTCCTGGTAGTGTTTGCACTACTCGTATTCAAACAGGTGTTGGGTATCCTCAACTATCAGCCATTATTGAATGCGCGGACGCAGCACACGGTTTGGGCGGTCATATCATTGCTGATGGTGGTTGTACTTGTCCTGGTGATATAGCAAAAGCATTCGGCGGTGGCGCAGATTTTGTAATGCTAGGCGGTATGCTTGCTGGTCACACAGAAGGTGGCGGAGAAATAATTGAAGAAGTATACGAAACCAATCAAATAATCTTTGACCCTGAAACCGGTAATCGTTTGGGAAAGCTTGAAGAAAAGAAGCAGTTTGTTCAGTTTTATGGTATGAGTTCCGATACTGCTATGACTAAACATCATGGCGGGGTAGCAGAATATCGTAGTTCAGAAGGTAGGACTGTTAAGGTTCCATACAAAGGTCCAGTAGCTAAAACAGTACAAGATATCTTAGGTGGGGTTCGCAGTACTTGTACTTATGTTGGTGCAACGAGCCTAAAAGACTTGTCAAAGTGTACAACATTTGTTAGAGTGAACAAACAATTTAATTCGGTGTTTCTTGACAAGAGATAAATATCTTTGCTACACAAAGGTAGCAAATACCGAAAGGTCGTTGAGCATTAACGTTAGATGCTTTCAAAAGGAGAATATAAATGTCATTTAATAAAGTAAAATGTGATCCAGAGTTGGGTCAAAAGATACACAAATATCTAGTCAAAATGGGAGTTGAAACTCCTCAAGTTGAAAACAATCTAAGTCGCACAGACAAAATTGAAATCATTGAAGCTAAGTTTACCGATATTATGCAAGCCCTCGGGTTAAATTTATCTGATGACAGTCTTATAGAAACGCCCAAGCGTGTTGCTAAGATGTATGTTAATGAAATCTTTTGGGGTCTAGACTATGATGCATTCCCAAAATGTACTACTGTTGCAAACAAAATGGGCTATGACGAAATGGTCGTTGAACGCAACGTAAACGTACAATCTAATTGTGAACATCACTTTGTAATCATTGATGGTCTTGCTACTGTAGCATACGTACCCCAGGAAAAGGTTCTGGGTCTTTCAAAGATCAATCGGATTGTTGAGTATTTCAGTAAGCGTCCTCAGATCCAAGAAAGACTGACTGAACAAGTATTCCATGCACTTTCCTATATTTTAGAAACTGAACATGTTGCTGTTATGATAGATGCACAGCATTATTGTGTTAAGAGCCGCGGTGTTGAAGATACTGGGTCAAGCACAGTAACTTGTAAATTAGGTGGAGGTTTCAAAACTGATCCAGCAGCAAGAGCAGAGTTTCTAAGTATTGCACGAATGGGAAAACCTCAGAAATGATCTTTAATGTAATTAGACAATTAAAAGAAGAAGGAAAAAAGATAGGCATAGTATTTTCTGCTTTTGACCTTCTTCATGCCGGACACATAGCAATGTTAGCTGAAGCTAAAAATCACTGCGACTACCTGATCGCTGGATTACAAACTGATCCAACTATAGATAGACCTGACACCAAAAACAAACCAGTACAAAGTAT